GTATTGTAATTGATTACCCCAACAAGGTCTTTTATATGGGCAAAAACTACACTCTCTACCTAATACTTTATTACCTGTTGGTTTCTTATAAAACATTTCTTCTACATCACTAAAACATCTTTTAAATTCTTGTTTAGATTCAAGAGCAGTTATGTTTTCTTTAGCTTTATTAACTACTTCTTCTTTTGATGAGTCTTGTGGAGGAACTTCTGTTGTACACCATTCTCCTGTAGATTTATTTATTACAATCCAACCTCCAAAATCTGATTTAGCCCCCTCTCCATACATATATCCTTGAGCTAAATAACCAAATGGGTCATCTTTTTTTAATACATCAAAACCCCCATTTTCTCCAAATTTATTATCAAAAGACCAAGGTGAAGCACTTTTTATATCCCATATTTTATCTCCTATTTTTACATCCATAGTGCCATTAATACGCTTATCATCAAATTTATATTGTGTTTTCTTTTGTATATCTTTTAATTCTAAACCAGATGCAGACATTATTGTTATAGCCGCCGCCTCTATTAAATCGCCAAATAAATTACGCATTTTTGCGTTGTATGGCATTGCCTCTGCTTCAGCACCGCTCTGTTCCATTTGTAATTGACATAATGGTTTACCCACATTTGACATTCTATATCTAAATTGTGTTTCTCTTTCTTCAGTAAATTGTTTTTTAAATGCATCTTTACAAGCATTTGCAAATTCTTCTATTAGTTCATCAGAAACTTCAACGGAGGCTTTATTGGCCTCCGCTAAAAACATTTGTACTTTATTTATAATAAAGTCTGACACTATGATGCTAGTGCCTCTTCTGGTGATATGGTTTTCATAACCTTTTCAGAAACTGCATCATCAACTACTGGTTTAGATTTTTGTGATTGCTTCCAGGACTCAACAACTTTTTTATTTTCTTCGTTAATAGTTTCAGAAAACAATTCCATGGTAGATAAATCTTTTTTACTAAATTCAACTACCTTGTCATCTATAGAAATATCTGTCATGTAATATACATTAGTTCCATGCTTTTTTCTTTTTGTTGACAAAAGAAGATTTGTATTTTGAATAAGTTTACCACGATTTTTGATACTCTTTATAGACTCATTTACTGGTCTAAAATTCATACCACTTATTCTCCACAAACAAGGTAAATCTTCTACGTTTACCTCTTCTCCTGCACCAGTTACAGCATGCATATTTAATAATCCATATGCTAAAGTGTAACACTTAATATTTTTTTGTCTGGCCGCTTCTTCATTGGTCAGAGTTTCTATATCTTTAAAAGGAACTTTACCGCATTTTGTACCTCCTAACATATCTAAAGCTTCATCTTTCCATGATTTAAAAATTACTGAAAAGTTTGGATATGTGTTTGTGTCTGGGTCATACTCCATATATTGATAACCTCTTATAAAAGGCCTAAACAATACAGGGC